TATCTGTAGATAGTTCTACTATAGAAGATACATTAGATAGTGTTACTGATAGAGGATCAACTACAACTAATGCTATATCGGTAGGAGGTATTACAAGTAGTGGTGCTTCTTCTGGTAGATACACAGGTTTAGAAGTTGTTAATACAACTAATGCAGGTGGAACAGAAACAGCTATAGGTCTTGGTGTTGTATCAGCAGCTAATAGTGCCTGTGATGTAAAACTTGTAGCTAATAGAGTTAATGCTAATGCTGGTTCAGATTTTTACATAGAACAAACTAATTCATCTGGTACACAGGCAGAAACATTTAGAATTTCAGAAAATGCTAATGCTACGTTTACAGGTGATATATTTACATCTGGCTTATATGTAAATGCAACAAGTGCTGTAGCAGGAACACAAGTTGCAATAGTACAAGATGGTGACCAAAACTTACAAAGATGGGGTTCAACCAGTGATGGTGGTTCGCAGCATTCATATAGATTTAGAATAGACCAAAATTATAAGTTTATAGGTAATAGTGGTGGTGGAGATAAAATTACAATACACTCTAATACTGGTGATATAGATACAGTAGGGGATATTACTTTAGGTGATGATTTAAATTTTTCAACAAATGGTTTTGCAGACATATCAAATACTGGTACTGGTGCTATGAGATTTAAACCTAGCTCTAGTACACTAGCACTAACATTAACAGGAGCTAATGCTAGTTTTGCAGGTAATGTATCTATAAGTGGCGATCTCACAGTATCTGGTACAACGACAACTATAGATACTACAAATCTTGATGTTAAGGATAAAAACATTACACTAAATTATGGATCTGGAGATACCTCTTCTAATGCTGATGGTGCTGGTATTACAATACAAGATGCAGTAGATGCTGATAATGATGCAACAATATTATGGGATCAATCTGATTCAGAGTTTGATTTTAGTCATGGAGCATTTTTTGGAGGTAATGTGGAAATAGAATCTAGTTCATTACCTATTTTAAGATTGAGGTTTAATGCAAATTATTATACTGATTATAATACAAATGGTATTGATGCTACTGGTACAAATCAAACATTTGCTATACGTCAGAATGGTAGTGGATCTTTATCTTTTGATGCTACTCAAAATGCTACGTTTGCAGGTAGTATAACTGTAGGTACAGGTAATAGTTCTATAGCAGGTGATTTATATTTTGGTGTTAATGCTGATATATTTAAAAGCTCTGGAACTTTAAATATAAACGCTTCAAACCTTGCATTGAATAATGCTGCTGCAACAAAAACTTATTTACTAGGAACTGATGGAGGTAGTGTACAATTAAGGCATAATGATATTACAAAACTAGAAACAAATACCAATGGTATTATTATTACAGGTAATTCTTATCTATCTACAGGTAATTTTGCTCACTTTGATTACGCAGGTAGTAATAACTATGCTATAAGAAAACAAGGTACTACATTAGAATTTAGAACAGGTGGTACTTATAATTTTTTAAGTGGCAATGCAGATTTTGATGGAACAGTAACTGCAACATCTTTTTCTGGTGATGGTGCAAACATATCTAATGTATATAAAAAGATATATGATGAAAGTTGGGGTGCTACACCAGAAGGTAAATACATAGAAATAACATTACCATTTATAAGTGGTAGTGGTGCTTCACAATATTATTACTTTGATGTGTTAGGATATAGGGATATTGGATCTATGGATAGCCAATTACATTATAGAGTATATCTACATAACAGAGCTAATGGTGTAAACAATAATGATCTTAGTGCAGATGTCTTTGCTATCAATGAAGCTGCATCTGAAAGTTTTGGTTTTGGGTTTTTAGAAGGTGGTGCTAGTACAAGTAAGTTTTTAATTAAAGCGTTAGAGGATTATTCTCGTGTTTGTATTGTAGCATATCCATCTAATAATGTTTTAACAAGCAGCATGATCTCATCTACTGAAACTGAGCCTAGTGGTTATACCGATGTTACGTTTGCAACTACTAGAATTAAAGGTGATGTAGAAGTAGGAGGTGATGTAATTATAGACAATAGTAGTGGTGATCCGTTTTTAAAATTAAAAACTACAGCTCAAGAGTGGGTAGCTAGGATAGATCAATCTGATTCAGAGAAATTTCAAATAAGAGATGTAACAAATTCATATACGTCTCTTAGTATAGATACTTCATCAAATGCTAGTTTGTTTGGAGACTTAACTTTAGATGCTACTGATAGTAGAATAAATCTAAAATCTGGAGTAACAGGTACAACTGGTGGTATTTATTGGACTTTTAATACAGCTAGTACTAAATATGCTAGAGCAGAATTAGTATATGATAATAGGACTACAGATGGTTTATTAATAGACTCTGGCTATCCTATTACAATGGATTTTTCTTCTGGTAATTTTACTGTTAGAAATAATGGTAGTGATAAATTAACCATAAACACTTCTGGTCTTGCTACGTTTTCTGGAGATGTAACTATTAATAGTGATAATTTAACTCTTACAACTGCTGCTTCTATACCATTACTTAGTCTAGAAACAAGTCATACTTCTGGTATTCCTATTGTAAATTTAAAAGGTGCTGCATCATCGCAAGTTAGATACCAAGATGAAAATGGTACAATACAATCAAGGATTGACTTATTAGATGGAGGTGCTTTTAGTTTTATTGATGTTCCATCATCTATTACTCATTTAGGTATTGATAGCTCTGGAATTGCAACTTTTGCTAATAGAATATTAGCTACAGATACTGGTAATACAAGTAATCCTACATATTCTTTTGATGGCAATGCTTCTACTGGTATGATGTCAAGATCTACTAATAATTTAGAGTTTGTAACTGCTGGTAGTTCTGCATTATTTTTCTATGCTGATCAGTCTGCACAGTTTATGGATAAGGTTGGTATTGGTGGTTCCCCAGCACAAAAACTTCATGTGCAAGGCAGCGTTAATAATGACGATATTGCTATTAAAATAGAAAACACCTTTGATGACGATGGTGCTTCTAGTGCTCCAGCTTCTGCTCTACTTTTTGGAGCGGCAAGTAACAATGGATATATAAGACTTACAGGTTCTCCTTCTGATAATGCTGCTCAACATAAATTTGAAATAGGTAGTACAGCTAGTGGTAGTTTTATTACATTTAAACCTTCTGGTAGTACAGCTTTAACATTAGATTCATCACAAAATGCATCCTTTGCAAACGTTGCTTTATTCAACGATAATAAAGGTATTAATTTTGGTAATAGCAATGCAAAAATCTACGGTTCAACTGCTGATGGAATAAAATTTAATGCAGGCGGTTCTGAGGCAGTGAGATTGAATCAATCTGGAAATTTACAAGCTAGACGAACACGAAGTAATACTGCTGGTGAGGTTGCTTTTAGTCTACAACCTACAGATAGTACAATACATTATGGTTTTCGTATAGACCAAGCTACAAATTCTTTCAATTTAGACAGGGTTGATTCTGCAGGTCAATTACTTAGAGTAGACGCTTCTGGTAATGCTACTTTTGGAGCTGCAATAATTTTATCTGACTCGCAGCCTATCAAATCGGATACAAATAATATATTGAGTCATAATGGCACAACAACATATTTAGGTGATAATACATCTGCTTCTGCTTTATCATTGACTGGTGGTGGTAATGGTACTTTTGAAGGTAAAGTAAACGTAAATGGAACTCCAGCGGCAGAAAACGGACTTTTAAATGTACACGCTGCAAGTGGTAATAGTGCGATACAAATAACCTCTGGAGCTCATTATGTTTACTTGGTAAATACAGCAACTGAATTTACAATAGGCTCTGACCATGGTACAACAGGTACAAAATTTAGATTGCATCACTCTGCTCCAGATGACACTTTAGTTATAGACACTAATGGTCATGCAACTTTTGCAAGTAACGTAACTCTTTCTGCTTCGGATTTACACCTATCTTCTAATACTGGTGAAGTAATATGGGGTGCAGCAGATGATTACAATTCAAGCATTGGTTATGTAGATAATGGTGGTGGAGACCATTACCTAGCTTTAAGAACTAGACATGCTGGTACAACTCAAGATACTTTAAAAATACACGCTAACACAAAGCTATCTACTTTTGCAGGTGATGTAGATGTTGACGGTGGTGAACTTAAAATTTCTGGTGATTTTGCTAAATTATTTTTTGTAGACACAGCATCTAATCAAGAGGATGCTTATATAGTAAATAATGCTAATGGATTATTTTTTGGTAAAACAAATTCTCCGAGTGCATCTAATGATATATTAAGTTTAGACTTGTCAAATAGTAGTGCAACTTTTGCAGGTTCAATAACAACTACAAGTACAACAGGTATAATAGTAGATACAACTGGCAATGCTTTATTAGAACTTGACGGTGCTTCTAATAGTACAGAAGCAATTATATTTAGACATTCGGGTACAGAAGTATCTAGAATATCACATTCAAATTCGTCAAATCTTGTGTTTTCAACGGGAAGTTCTACAGCTACTGCCTTAACCCTAGACACATCTCAAGATGCAACTTTTGCTGGTAATATAATCTCAGATTTTAACAAAACTATAGCGTTAAATTACGCTGCTGGAACATTTGGTGATTATTATAAAGGAATGTCTGGAGTTGATTTTGGTAGTGGTTTAGCAAGAGGTTTACATCTATTTAACTTTGATAATGATACTAATCTTGGTATAAATTTTTGGGTTGGTACAAACGCATCTAAAACATTTGCAGGTAGAATTGATAGTAATGGAAAATTTGGGCTGGGAATTGACCAGCCAGAAGAAAAACTACACATTCAAGGTAGTGCTAATGGTAACGTAAAAGCATTAATAGAAAATACTAATACAGGTACTAATGCCTATGCTACTTTAGGGTTTCAAAGTGATCAAGACCATACAGTTCAACCTGCATTATTTTTAAATGGTGCTAATAATACTAATTATGCTGGAGCTAATTCTTTAAATATGTACCAACACGGTAATTTTTCTTTAGGATTTGTTACTAATAATTTATTAAGAATGACTGTTACTGGTGATGGAAAAGTAAATGTAGGTAATATTACAGGTACTTTTAAATTTAACGTAGCTGGTGGTATATATGCAAGTGGTGCTTCTCAAATAGCTACAGATGGTTATGATGCTTTAAGAGTCTCTGGAGCAGGCAGTACATCTGGTCCTACTATGGAGATTAAAACTTCTGGCACTACTTCTGGTGCATCTAGTTTAGACATCTATCAAGTTAATACTATATATGGTCCATCTGCAATAAGATTTTTCTACGGATCTACAGCAGGTATTGCCGTAGGATCTATAAGAGCAAACACTAATAGCACAACATACAACACATCTTCTGATTATAGATTAAAAGAAAATATAACAGATTTAAGTAATGCTTTAGAAAGAGTAGATAATTTAGAGCCTAAGAGATTTAATTTTAAAAATACACCAGATGAAGTTGTTGATGGTTTCTTAGCACATGAAGCTCAAGAGGTAGTACCTCAAGCTGTTAGTGGTGAAAAAGATGCAGAAATAGATGGTAAACCTAGTTATCAAGGAATAGATCATAGTATGATAGTACCATTACTTACTGCTGCTATAAAAGAATTAAAAGCACAGAATGAGGAGCTACTAGCAAGGATAGAAAAATTAGAAAATAATTAATTATATTTACATCATGGCAATACAAGGATCATACAACTTTAAAGGAATAGATATAAGCGAGGCTTATATTAAAGTCAATTACACAAACTGGAATACACATTCAAGAGAAGAAACTACTGAAACTTCTCCTGCTACATATAATGAAGATGGTACTATAAAAAAAGAAGCAGTATTTACGACTAGCTGGGTAGATTCTTCTATTTGTAATTATTCTGCTAGAGTATATAAAGATGCTGCTGAAAGAGAATCTAATCCTAATAATTGGATAGATAGCATTAATGGATCTTTTATAATGGCTATTAATAGTACAGCTAAGAACTCTGTAAAGCAAGCGTATGAAGCTCTAAAAGAATTAGATGCTTACAAAGATTATTCAGACGTTTAATATATAAATATCTTTACTTTTTCTTATTTAATTTTAAGTAATTTTTAACTTAAAATTTTATAATTATGGCAACAACAGGAGTATTTAATGGTACAAGTTTACTATTGAAAGTAGCAACTGCAGTTGATGGTACTTATAATGCAGTAGGAAAATGTCAAAGCAGTACGCTTTCAGTAAGTATGGACCTACCAGAAGCGACTTCAAAAGACTCTGCTGGCATGGTTGAACATATTGGTGGTGTGAGGTCTGCCTCAATTTCGTTTGATGGGCTGGTGGCTTATGATGATACAGTAGATGTAGACTTTTTCTTAGATTATATGGTTGGATCTTCAAATGGTAGATCTAAATTATTTGCTAGTTGGTCTACAGGTCAGACTGGAGATAAGATCTATACTGCTGCAGTTTTTGTATCTAGTATTGAATATACTGCAGATGCAGAATCACCAGTAGCTTTTAGTGGTGAATTAACTGTAACAGGTGCAATCACAACAGCAACTAACTAATTTTTTTTATTGTTACAAATTATTTAGATTTGTTTCATGCAAAAAATTAAAGGTTACTACTCATTAGAATTGGGGGGTAAAAAACGTACCCTCCATTTCTCTATGAATTTTTGGGCAGCTTTGACAGAGGAGTTAGGAGTAAGTTTACAAGAATTAGATAAGGTGTTTAATAATGAAATGGCTCTTAGTAGTGTAAGGGCTATTGTTTATTGTGGGCTATTAGCTTATGATCAAGAGGAAGGAAACGAAATAAATTATAATAAATTTAAAGTAGGATCTTGGTTAGAAGATATGACTCAAGATCAGTTTAATGAAATGATACAATCATTAACTGAATCTAAAATACTTGGTAATTCTATGAACGCTGGGATGAAAAGAAACACTCAAAAAAAAAATCAAAAGAAATAACATTTGACGATATATTAGATTATTATATCGGTCAAATAGGTATTCATCCAAAAGACTTCTGGCGTTACACATTTAAAGAATGTTATCTATTAGCAGAGGCTTTTCATGCACAAAATAATATTGAGTGGGAAAGGACTCGTTATATATCTTGCATGATATATAATATGAACATAACTAAGAAGAGCCAATCTAAACGCCCAGATCAATTATTTAAACTACCTCAAGATAGTATAGGACAAGAAAAAGTTAGGGTAAGTGATGAGGAATTTGCTGAGTTTGAAAAACGAGTTATGGAGGCAGACAAAAGAGGTAAATGGAAGAAAGTTTAAAATGTTATATTTGTAATAAAAAACATGGCAGAACAAAGACTCACCTTTAGATTTGACGGAGATGCAAGTGGCTTCCAAACTGCAATAAAAAAAACAGAAGGATCATTAACAAGAATACAGGGTAAGTTAGCAGGCTTAGGATCTTCACTTAGAAATGTTGGTAGCATGATGACATTAGGCATTACTGCTCCACTAGGATTATTAGGTAAGTCATTTGTAGATGCTGCTTCTGATGCAGAGGAAACTGCTTCTAAGTTTACTGCCGTATTCAAAAACTTATCTGCAGATGCTGAGGACTTTGTACAGGCAACTGCAGGTGAGCTAGGTAGATCCACTACAGATCTTAGAAAGTATATGGCTACTTTCCAAGATACCTTTGTGCCATTAGGTTTTGCAAGAGATGAAGGTTTAGAAATGTCAAAAGCATTAACCTTATTAACGTCTGATTTAGCTTCATTTAACAATAAGGCAGAGCCAGAAGTATTAGCTGCATTACAATCTGCTATAGTTGGTAACCATGAAACCATGAGACAGTTTGGTGTTATTATAAACCAAGCTATGCTAGATCAAGAGCTTTTGAATATGGGATTAGAGGGTGGTGCTTTAGCTGCTACAGAAGCACAGAAAGCACAGGCTAGATTAAACATTATTGTTGCTGGTACTGCTGATGCTCAAGGTGATGCAGTTAGAACAGCAGGTAGTTTTGAGAATCAGATGAGAAGATTAGGTGGTCAGTTTACTGATTTCTCAGAGCAAGTAGGTAATATATTAATACCTGTTATTAAAAAGGTAGTAAAGTTTTTTGGTGATGTTATTCAAAAGTTTAAAGACTTAGATGGAAATACTAAGATATTAGTAGTGGCGATAGCAGGAATAGCTGTAGCATTTGGTCCTGTGCTTACAGTTTTGGGTATGATAATATCACCAATAGGATTAATTATAACAGCGTTTGTAGCTCTTGCAAAAACAATACATGACAATTCAGAAGTAGTATTAGAAAATCTTGTTGCTATAATTAACAATTTTATAGATATATATAATAATAGTTTAAGAGTTAGGATAGCTGTACAGGGTTTAATGTTTGTTTTCAAGGCTGTATTTAAAACTATAAAGTCTGCAATAATGTCTGTTGTAGAAGTGTTTAAAGGTTTTGGTAAATTAGTTTTAGCTGTTCTTAAAGGAGACTTTGCTTCTATAAGTGGTATAGTAAAAGATGCTTTTAGTAACATTAGCGATGATGTAGCAGATACTGGTGCAGAAATAGGTAAAGATTTTGCTAATGCAGTAGAAGAAAGTTTGACAGGTAACTTAGAGCATGTAACTGCAGAAAGTATAAAGAATGGTATTAGCAATGGTCTGGATTCTATTAAAAATTTTATTATAGAAAAAGCAAAACAATTTGGTTTTGAAATACCACAGAGTATATCTGACTCTATAAAAAATGCAAGCTCTTTAGTTAAAGAGGCTGCTGGAGAAGATGGTGCAGGTGGTGAGATAAGTAAGGCGTTACAAAAAGCTAGAACATCTTTTGCTGAAAAAGGTAAATCACTTATACAAGATTCTGTTTCAGAAATGTTTGTAGGTATTGGTGAAGCTATTGGAGCTGGTGGTAACATATTAAAAATGTTTATAGGAATGTTAGCTGATTTTATGGGGCAGCTAGGTAAAATGATGATCCAATTTGGTGTTGCACAATTAGCTTTTATAAAAGCATTAAAATCATTATCTGAGAAATCTGCAGGTTTATTAATAGTAGCTGGTATAGCTTTAGTTGCTTTATCTTCTGCAATCAAAGGAGCAATGAGTAAAGGTGCATCTGGAGGTGGTCTAAAAGTACCTGCAATGGCAGAAGGAGGCATCGTAACAGGTCCTACCCTCGCTCTCATAGGAGAGAAAGGAAGCGAAGCTGTAATACCTTTAGATCGCTTAGGAGGCATGGGAGCTAACAAGGGAGAGTTTGTATTACGAGGACAAGATCTTATATTAGCAATGGAAAGAGCTGGTAAGTTTAAGAATAGAATATTATCATAATGGCATACGGAAATAAATATGTTATTCCATTCAAGGATGATGATTTACATCAATGGCGTTTATCAATAGCAAAAGAAAATTATTCTGGTATAGTATATGATGATATTATACTAGGAGAAGATCCTGTAAATGTAGAGTGGCAAGCTAATGATGATTTCTTTAATCCGATTATAGGTTCTAGTTGTAAGATAGAATTATATGTAAAATCAGAATATGGTGGTAGAGAATGGAATGATGAAAACGCTCCAGCTAATTGGGAAGATCAAACTTTCTTTACTTGGGATGCAGATGCTATATCTTTTATGCAACCAGATCACGACAGACAATGGCGTATAACTGTAGAATATAGATCTGGTGGTACTGAGGCATCTCCTACTTATTCTACTTACTGGAGGGGATTTGTAGTACAGGATGAATATACAAGACCACTACAGGTATTTCCTTATAAGATTTCTTTTTATGCTTCTGATTTGATAGGTACTATCAATGGTTATAATTACGCTGGTACTACAGAGCAGCCTAATGCTTTTGAGGCTATTAGAGAATGTCTAAAGAATATTAATTTACAAGACAATGAAGGTACTTCTGGTAACTCTTTAGAGTTTGGGTATAAATTCTTATGTAGGGTAAAACCAAAAAACTCTAGCGATAATACTAATCCATTTACAGAAACTCATATTATGAGTAAAGATGCAATGAAAGATGAGAATGGCAATGCTGTAGATTGTAAAACAATATTAGAATCATTATTAATGATGTTAAACTGTAGGATCTTTCAGCATAACGGACAATGGACTATAGTATCTTTAGATGCTTTATCGTTATCTACTTTTAGTGGTACTGGCAAAAACTTTATTACCTACGATAAAGATGGTGCTAATCAAAGTACGTTTTCTATTACAGATCCTGTACAAAACATAAATAGTACAGGTAATCCAGATACTATAATGCCAATGAATAATGATCTTGTAAAGATTATCAAAAGACCATGTGTAAGGCATAGAACAAATGTTAGAATAAAAGACCTTTATAGAAACGAATTTAATAATGGTAACTTTGAATTGGTAGCAGCTCAAGGTACAGGAGGTGTACCAACTTGGGGATTTAAACCTAATAACTGGACCATAGGAGATCTGACTACTTCTTATTGTGTTAATTCTAGTTCTATAGATACCAGTCAAAATCCAGTTGTAGTTTATGGTATAACGCCTTATAGTGGATCTTTCTCTTTATTAAATATAGGTAGCGTACAATCTACACCTGCTTCACCTATGGTATCTAATAATACAGGTAATAGTATATCGCCTACAGGTACGCCTATTAAACTATCTTTTGCAGCGTATGCTAATGCTCCAGATAGATCTGGGCTTCTCGCTTATAGCATGAGATGGCGTTTAAAAATAGGATCTTTTTACTGGGATGTTAATAATGATAGGTGGACTACTAATAGTGTCGTAAACACTACGCTAGGAGCTGTACAAGAGCAATGGTTAGTATATGAGTTTAATTTAAAACAACCATCTACTGCTGGCACAGTAGAAATAGATTTTTATAAAGTATATGAAGCTGTACATAATGATTCTAACTTTAGACTGTATTATGACGATGTTAAGGTTGTTATAGATGATGACAAGGAATTTTATTCTACTAATGTAGAAATAGTTAAAAACACAATAAAAAATAATAGTGGTGTCTTGCCAGCTATGGATGTTAGGTTTGGTCAGATAGAAGATGATGCTTATATTAACTGTTTAGTAGACTCTAGTGGCGTTGCAATAGCTGCTTATAATAATTATGGTAGTTCAACTGATTTTGAATTAGAAGAGTTAATGAGCATGAAGAGGCTTAACGATATGAGTACAAATAACGATAGCATACAGGGTACTGTAAGAAAGCTATCTGATAATGATGGATCTGGTAATTTAGATGAAACTGTAACGCCTATAGATCTTTTGACATTACCTAAGTTAAACTTTACTACTGTGCAATCAATTAATAATAGATTAGCTATAGATGGTTTATCTTTTAGTGTGAAACAAAATAGATATAAAATTATTACACATACACCAAGTCAAAGTAATTTAACTACAGCCTCTGATATAAATACAGTTAGAAACTTTTACAAATTTAAACCAGAAGATTAGATTTTTTCTTCTAATTGTTTTAAAGATTTATCTTCATTTTTTAATAAATCTTGGAAGTCTTTAATCTGTTTTTTATACTCGTTAATTATTTCTCTTCTTTGATCAAGATCGTGCATTGATCTAGAACAAGAATCAAGAAAGTTTTTTCTTAGATATTCGTATATACTCATGATACTATAATTAGCCCTAACCAAGTTAAACTAAATAATAAAACTAAAAATAATATTTCAATAATTCCTTTTTTCATATCTATTTACGTTTACAATGTTCACATACTCCATTCTTGCGAGTAACCACTCTGTAACATTTTATTCTGTTACAGAGGTTTACTTGCAGAAAGTAACTAACTAATCTTTTAATTATACTCTTCATATTCAGAAACATAATCTTTTGCTTCATTATATACTTCCTCGCTAACTACATAAGTCATATCTATAGGATCTTGTAACATTACTACATCACCATTCTCTGTAGTGTAATCTATCATTTCTATTTTTAAATTACGAAACTCATAGAATACATTAAAAGTAAATATGTCGTGCTTAAATTCCATTTTTATCTCCTATTAGTTCTTGTATCTCTTCTGCTAATTCTTTAATACTCTTCAAGGAAACTGCTACCTCACTATTCTTTACTTTATCTTCCCAGTTGGTATTGATCCACTTACTACGTTTCTCTACACGCTTCTGGCGTGCTTTACGTCTTGCTTGCTGATAACTATTATCTCTCATAACTATACTCTATTATAAACTCTTTCAATAAGATCTTTGAAATCATCTCTACCATTACACAACTTATCTTCATTGTTTCTCAAAGAGTTTTTTAATCTACTTTCTAATTTAATGAAGTCAATAGCTTTTTTTCTTCTACGAGTACGACACCAATAAACCAATCCCATAATACTATGTGCAGGCTTGTTGTATTGTTCTTTTAACATATTAGCTAATACTGCTACTCTGTTACTGTATTCTTTATCAAAGAACAATCCTTGACCATTTCTAAAAGCATTTTTATCAGAACAGTATATCTCTATTAATGAACCTAATGATAACTTAGGAAATACATCGTAATTGAATCTATATAGATCGCTATAAAATCCCCAATGCTCTATATTATTATTACCATATACATACCATGTTTTTAAGAAATCCTCATCATTCCAAGATTTCTGTGTAGTGTTAATTGTAGAAATATCTTTAACTACTTCTAACTTATTATTATAAGTTTTGACTATACAATTAAGACCTTCTCTTAAATTAAAATTAATATTAATTAGAGCTTGAAGTAAATGTTGTCCATCTACTATAGCATACTTTTGATTATTATTAAAAGAAGAAATATCTCCTATAATTGGAGTTCTTAACATACCACATTTCTCTATACTTTTAGCCATTTTATTAACATGATTTTTTCTTATGTCTCTATTAAATGGTAAAAGGTTAGTAGGCTTCAATAACTTTTTTATATCTGCCTTGTTTAATTTTATAAATTTAATCATTACTTAAAATTTTAATTATCTGTATATAACATTACTGTAATACTATAAATTATTTTATAATTATCAAAATAATTATACTAAATATTTCTTTTTAAGTATTATTACTTGGTCATGAAACTTGGACCAATCGTCTGACTCTTCTTCATTATAGCACCATTCTATCTCTTTTTTTGCAAGCCTTTCTATTGCGTTTATAAGGGCTAATCTTCTTTCCCTAGTTGTTAGCATGGTTTTATTATTTTATTAGCTATTAGCATCTCCAGAAGCTCATGAAAATCGTTCTTCTGCATGATCACATACTCACCATCATTTTTTCTTTTATGATATATGATTTTGTAATCTCCTACTTCTGGCTGCATTTCTTTAAATAGCTTATGATAGGTAGGGCTGTTTTGGGTGTACTTAGCCTGTACGGCAAATGGTTTAGTATTTACCAGATCTATTTTCCGATCATCCATCATCTTACTGGCATACCTTGATGTCTCACAATGTTGCCATCCTAAAGACCTATAGTCTTTCCTCAGATTCCTTTCGTAATCGTGTCCCTTCCTTCTGTTTGTGTTTGACATAAAATATACTTAATACACCTAACAATATAACAGCAATAATTTTAATTATCCTCTTTTTTACCATCTCTTTCTACAAACAAAGCATAGCCTAAATAACAATAGTTAATAATGTCAGCAAACCTAGAATGTATTGGCTCTGACTTTTTAAGGTTAGCGTTATTTATGTGAGAAAATATGCTTTGTAACTGTTTGTCAAAAAAAACACCGAAGCACTTTAATTCAGATATTCCTAATCTTTCTGCTGTGTTGCGAAAGTTTGTAAGAACATCTGTATTCTCTAAAGTATATTCTGGTCTTTTTGATTTTCTAATATCTTCTGCAAAATTGTTAAGCTGCCTAACAAGTTTATCAAATTCTTTTTCTGTCATATTACCTTTTTTAATGTGTCAAATTTTATTGGATCTAATAATTTTATTTTTGCCAATAATAATAATTGTTTATTCTTTACGTCTTTTACCTCGTCATGTGTACTATCAATACCTAAAGTACATTCCAGATTTGCCATCTGTCTCATGAGACCATCTATTTTTTGTTTGGTCTGTTTATTAGTATTGTAAGAGCCAAACAGCTCTCTCTTTTCGTTTTTACTTAAATCATCTGATATTGTCATTGTATTGGTATTTCTATCCCTTTAACATCTTTTCTATCAATAAGAGTAATAACATCCTTATTACCTTTTCTTGTTTTTAATTGATACAGAGGAAAAGTATTATTATAAACTTTTTTTACTTTACTTTCAATTAATGTAACAAGATCTTTTCTCCATACGACCAGCCAATGATCTTTCTGTTTAAATGCTATGAAGTCTGCTTTGCCATATAACCATCCTTTGTATCCATAACAATTTAAAATTTCTACCCAGAGAAATTTATCATTGTGGTCTCTACCTCTTTTTATTGACTTTCTATCTTTAACGTCTACAGTCATTTTAGTCTCTATCTCATTTATAGTAAATGTTATTTTACCATCTATATGATCGTATTTATTTTCATTTAAAGAAGCTGGCTTAAAACCTAAAAAAGCTATATCCTTTTTCTCTATAGGATTGTATTTCTTCATGAGTGCATACGCTAACTTTTTATTCGCTTCTATCATAATATATAACTACCATCTTCATTTATATCTTCCCAGTAATAACCAGAAATAAGATTCTTTTCTTTATAATTTTTCCAATTATCAAACGCTTGCCTCCATGCCATCTTACCTTTTTCTATAAGATCGTCAGACAAGGAATAAACAGCCACATCAAATGGATGTTGATTCTCAATGGCAATAAACTTAAATTGATTTTTTATATCACTATAGCCTAACATCTCAGAATAAAAACAGGCTTGCAGGTGGTAAGCATATTTATATATAGCAGATCTAAATGCTCTTGGAGAAGCATCTTGACTGGTTTTAATATCTAATATATATCTATCTTGTTTTATGCCGTCTGGTCTAATCTTTACATTAACTCCTTGATACTCACCATAATAGCTATACTCAGCTTCTGTGATGTTACTGATTAAGCTCATGGCTAATTTATTAGACTTTATATTTTTTACTATTTTATCTAAACTCTCTTTGTCTTTATACGTTATTATAATCTTATCTGGATTTTCCTTTTCTAACTTTTCTTTTTTCTCTCTATGTGCTTTTAATCTAAGGTTTGTATCTTCTGGCAATACTAATATTTCATCTAGCTCTGGCTCTAATATATGGCTGTGTACGGCAGTACCAAAGTTCATAGATGGGCTACTGACAAATGGCTTTTGGTTTATAAAATGAAATACTGATTTTTGATATATGGCTTTTAGACCAGATGCAGATATTGCATCATTGCCATCGTGATATTCTGAATTTGTATCTTTTGTTCTAATCATTTTTATATTCAAGAAAATGA